CTCGTACTGCACACCCAGTTGAGCGGGGCTGGTAATGTTCCCCTTGTGCTTGCACTTGGCGCACCCCTTGGGTCTGTCATCTTCGATCTTGGTACAGGTAGCTGGACCCGTGGTACTGGCTACCCATTGCGCCATCTTCTTAAGAGTGGCGGTTTCGTTATAATCCGGGTGCTTCATACTCCATAGCTTGGCTGTCTCTTCTGGGTTGGTGCAGTGTGCGGCGACGCCCAACATGTCATACCATAAGGGCTCAGGAACATCTTTCTGGTTCTCGGTTATCCACTTGATCTGTTGGCACCCATCGATCACTAGGTTGGGTAGGGCTGGGGTGAAGTCCACGCTCAGTGCATCTCCTAGCCCTGTGTCTGCATGGACGGGGGTGATACCATGGGTGACAGAATCGGGCTTGGCAGCTTGCTTAAGCCCCTGCAACACGATGTCGAGACGCTGTTTAGGGACCGGGGGTTTGTCCATGAGAACGACAACCTTGGCTTTGTTCTTCGGGTTGTGTGTGCCGATAGGGCGTAGCACTCTTGCGCTGTCGGCGGTGATCGCTGGGTCTACCTCGAACCCATGAGTGACACACGCCGTCTTCAATGCCCCGGCCAGCGGTAACCAGTCTACTGGGGCCAGAGCCCCCTCTAGTACCCAGTAGACATGGAGCCCCCTCCCCGACGACACGATCATCGGGTCTGGCATCTTTACGGTTTCTATGAATTTAAGTAGGGCGGCGAGCCCTTCTTGTTGGTTGGCGTATGGCTTGCCTTCGCCGCAGTCCACATCAAGGAATAAAGTATTCGTTAAGTATACGTTGTCTTGTTTGCGATTGCCCTTTGTATTAAACGAGGACACAGCGTAGAAGACGTTGTTACCGTTCTTGTCTGCCATCAGGCAGTAGTTAGCGAGTTCTTCCACTGTAGGGAAAAAGGCCTGTTGGGGTGCGCCCCCTTCATTTATTATTATCGAAACATAAAACCCTTGATCAGGAAGAACACGCTTGAGAAATTCAAGCGGTGTCATTATATCTCTTTCGCCCAGTTAGTTAGCCGGAGAGGGGGGAGTCGAAGCCCCCCCCGTCCGCCGTATATTACTCGTCTTCCTTCATCAGTTCAACTAGGGTGCCGAACCTCTGTGCGGAGGGCATGGCGATGACATTTGGCGACGGCCACTCTTGCTCAGCCATAACCGCCATCATCTTGCGGAGTATTACCCTCACTCTGGAGTCGTTACCCTTGCGGATGGGTTTTCCTTTAACCCACCCGCCGTAGGTAACACGCGATATGGCCAATATCTTAGCCATTTGTGTCGCGGTGAGGAGCATATGCTTCCGCAGTGCTTCGATGTTGCCGAAGTTAAGCGGTTCACTAGGCATCGTCAGCTACCTCCATCATAAGCTGGGTAATTTCAGCGGCTAACCCAGCGGTTCCTCCAGCAGCGGGAGCCGCCGTAGGTTCTTCTGCCGCTTCTTCCTCCGGTGCTTCTGAACCAGCGACTACAGTGGCCGCACCAAAACCGGTTATATGTTTCTTAGCAACAGGTTCTGGAGAAGGTGTAACAAGTACAGGTGCAGGAGCAGGAGGCTCAACCACAGGCGCGGCAATTGCCTTAGCGGGGGCGATGACTGGGCTCGCAACGCCCGGAGTCGATGCCACACCTGTGATTTCCACGACCTGTGCCGAACCAAACAGTGGGTCCACCAGCTTCTGGATTTCTTCAGTGAGTAACCCACCAAACCCAAACTGTATTTTTGGATATGACGCATCCGTATCGAATGAAACAATGGTACGCACCACCTCGGTGGGAATGTTGCGCATCTTCAGTCCAGTGTTGTATTTGTTAAGTCCCTTCAGCGCAGACGCTGTGACTTCCAGCAGATAGATAGGACCACCGGCGTCATCGGCAGACACAACGGCCAGACGTTTCTTGTCGGCACACGCTTTCACCTTCGTACCCTGTGGGGTTATACGGCTACCCCATGCATTCTGTGGGCAACCCGCGCATATGTCGCTTTGCGGTTGGGTGCTGTCTGGGTGCGGCTTGTCTCCTTCTAATGAGTAGCAATCAGGGGCAGATGGTTCTGCATCCGGGTTCCATGCCGTGGCGTACCATGCCTTCGAGAGACCGGGATTAGCCCCGACTATAACAACTTCCAGAGCGTTGATATCTAGTACGGACTCAGCTCCACCGTCGATTAGACGGAAGCGGGAGCCTTTGATTGAGATGCGGGGGAACTCTGCGTTCCCACTGATACCGCCACCAAGGCTATCACCTAGTACAGACGGCTGACCTATACGGTCAGTAAGGTGGGCGGGTATTTGTAAGTCGAGTGGTATAATATCGCTAGCCATTTTTAGTTTCCCTCATTTCTTGCGGTGAAAACATTTCGCCCTGCCTGGGTTCAATGTTTAGTTTATGCCGCGCTTGTGCGGCGATAATTTCTTCTGCGATAGCTATTTCTGTCTTGGCGTAGATAATTTTAGGTTCCCTACCTACGCTATATTCTGGTGATATGATTAGCAGGTAACCGTTACTGATTGGCAGTACCTGCATCATCGGTGTAATATGTTCCAGAAAGACAGTCATTATGCCTTCTTAACGGGCCTACGCACCGATACTCCTATCTTGGTCCCGAAGTTCACGCCATCTGGAACGGTCTTGTTTGCGTCAATGTAACCACGCACTGCCCGCTTACTCACGCCATGAGTTAGTACGTCCCACGCTTCGTTCTCCTTGACCCACGCCATGACTGCATCCCAATCAGCTACGCTGGCGTAGTCGCTAGTAGTCAGGAATGCAGTGCCGTGGTCGGTCTTGAAAGACTTCACGCCTGTTTCGTCCGACTTAGCCTGTATCCATGCTTCCAACTTGAGCATATTTTCCTTGATGCTGACAAGCCTGTTCTTGGTATCAGCTTCTATAGCTTCCTTATTTCTGCGTAACTTGAGATAAGTATCAATCACTGCGTCAACGGTTAATTTAGCCATTGAACACCTCCTCGTAGATAGCCTCAACGATCCCGGCAAACTCCTCTTGGGTGTACCGTTTAATACTGATCTCGCTAACCAGTTGTTTGAATAAGTCAACCTTCTCCCTAGTCATCACTCATCTCCTGTATTAAGTCGAGCAACAGCCCTTGTAACCGCTGCTTTAGTTTTAGTCTCGTATACATCTTGCGCTCCAATTCTGTCGCTTCTATGTGCACTACATTGGAGGTATGGTGCTTGCCTATTCTTTCTATCCGCCCGTTGGCTTGTACATACTGCTCGTTAGAAGTAATGGGGCCGTACCATATGATGGTTGAAGCGGCGGTGAGAGTCAGGCCGTGCGCCATTGTTGCCGGGTGTGCTATAATAACGTGAGGGTTTACAGTGGTCTGGAAGTCGTTGAAGATCACGTTGCGTTTCCAAGTCGGCACTGCACCATTAACTATAGCTACGTTCCATCTCTTTGAGAGTTCGCGCTCAAGCATCTTGAGCGTCCCTGTGAGAGGCACGAAAACGATTACCTTCCCCCCAACTTCTTCTATAACCTCGCGTACTGCATCCACGCGGGGCTTGCAGTTTAGCTCGACGGTATTCTTATGGTCATCGTAGGCTACGCCGCAAGCTATCTGAACCAGCTTCTGTATCTTGACCGCCTCATTGACAGCGGTGATTTGTTCGCCACCAGCAACATCGGTAAGGAAGTGTTTCATCATCTTGTTGTAGTGGGTGCGTTGCTCCTTAGTAAGCTGGACCTCTCGCGTCTGGAATACAGTGGGGGGGGAGGTCGAAACATTCGTCTCGTTTATACCGCACCGCAGGTTGTAGAACATGTTTTACAGTGTCTAACGCGCTTGCACGAGGGATGTATGAGAACTGTCCGAACTTCTCCATTGTCTGGTCACGAAAGGCGGTGAAGGTGCGCGGTGCATATGGGCTATTAACCAGCTTGGCTAAGGCCCACGCATCAGTCGGCACATTAGGCGTAGGCGTACCTGTCATCAGCCATAGCTTCAGGTTCTTATGCAGGGCCAGCCACTTGCGAAACAAGCGGAACCTGTTGGTGGATGGGTTACGGTAGACAGCCGCCTCATCCACGATTACAAGGTCGAACATACCGACAGCGTCATCGTAGATTATGCCGAACCCATCGTGGTTGATGATATAGAAATCTACGTTTGTCTTGAGTAACCGAAGACGGCGCTTAGACGTACCGTGTAATGTGACGCTGGTACGGTGGATAAACTCCTTGAAGATCGCATCTCCCCATACCCTCTCAAGGGTGGACAGAGGGCTTATAATAAGCACCTTCTTGATCACGCCTTGCTTCATCAGGTAGTCAGCGGACCATAGCGCGCTGTGTGTCTTGCCTGTTCCGATCTCGTTAAGAACCAGAGCTTTCTCGTTCATGGTCAAGAAGGCAGAGGTCAGGCGTTGATGTTTGTATGGTGTGAACTCCCCCGGCCAGTCATAGTAGTGCATTATGGGAGCCGGGGCTTTGATACCAAGGTTGCGTAGGACACGCACTTCGTCAGATTTATGGGGCACCGCGATAAAGGTAGACCCGTTCACTGTAACTTGTTGTGCAGTAGGTATACACTCCAGTACGCGTGTCGGGTTGTTCAGTTTGAGGGCTATCGCCTTGGCTTGTTCAAGCACTAGCATTGGATAACGCCTCGCCAATAATATCTTCTACCGCACCAAGGGTAGCGGCATCGCTGACCACGAAACACTTACCTCCTGCCGCTTCTATCTTTTTCATACACTGTGCCTGTAAAGCAGTAGGTTTACGGGTTGGGCCAGACTTGGCTTCGATAGCGAGAAAATTACCAGCTACACAGATGATGTAGTCAGGTACACCAGACCTACCGAATGGCCCAGCCTGTGGCTTGAAGAACCATAGGTCTTTAGCCTTGAGCATCTTGTCGATCTTCTGTTTTATTTTTCCTTCGGGCGTAGTCATGGCGTTATAATATATAACCTTACAGGAGTGTCAAGTTAAATTCTTGTTAAATTCTTGCAAACTCGCAAATATGTTTGGCCGGACACCAAGGGCATAGTCCGCTTGGCTTTGCGGGCCATGTGTTCGACTCTAGGGCAGCCTCTATACGATGTATCTTTGTGTAGAACTTGTTCCACAGATCAGATGCATCAGCCCTCGAGTAAACTTCCGTGTCCATTATCATGTCCTTGAGCCAGACAAGGGAGGTCTTGACCCTCTGCACATCGGGGTAGTGTTTGAATACTTGGATGGCGAACAGTTCCATCTGGAAGAAGTCAGGGCGGTGCTTACCAGTTTTCCAATCAGCAACCACGGCGTCGGGGCCGTTGAGTACGAGAACATCTATCTTGGAACGTAACCATGCGTCCTTGTCCCACCACCCTGTCGGCTCTAACTTATCGTTGAGGCACATCTCCTGCTCGGCCAGCACCTCGCCGGGGAGGCTGGTAAAGGCGTCAAGCAAAGGCTGGTATTTGACAACTTGTTCTGATACGCCTTCCCCCTTAAGCGCGGCTTCGAGTTCCTTATGTACCCGCTGTCCATGCAGTGCGGCCTCACCAAAAGATGGCTTAACCTCCTTCAAGTTTATTTATTTTCGATGGCATCACTAATTCCATGCCTCTATCATACTCATTTACATTCTCCATAGTTATCACCTATTGCAGACTCGCAAGCAACGGGGAGGTCGGGAGCCCATCCGGGTGGTGTTGACATCACGTTCTCCATAACCTGTTGTGCAGTGTCTGCTTGTGAGTTATCCACAACCACCACGTTCTCGTCATGCACTTGCAACACCACTGGGTAGCCAGCTTGCGTGATCGCTATTGCCTGTTCGGACACCACGATACGAGCCAAGGCTTGGACGATGTTCTCCGTCACCTTGCCCCCGTAGATGTTTGCCCAGTTAATCTTATCGTCGGTGTTGGCAACCTTGTTCTTAATTAGCTTACGAAACTCTCTAGCATTTGCTATGTACTGGTAGCCATCCTCGCCTGTGCATAGCCCATTGTACCTGATGACCATGCCGTTGGGTAGCTCAATCCCATCGGGCGTATAGGACAGGAAGTCTCTTATGACACCGCCCCTACCAGCTACCATGTTAGTTAGCATCTGGTCGCACTCATACCACAGCCCTTTGACGGCGGCGAATTTGCCCCGGTAATAATAAACTATGCGTTTGGCTTCGACATCATCTATGGCTGCGGCATCGGTGTTACCCTTGATCGATGGGCTCCCTCTCCGCAACGTGTCCTCAAACTTGACACTGCCCATGCCATACCCCAAGCCAAGGATGCACGTTTTGCCCACAAAACGTGAGACACCTAGGTCATCAGCGAATAGTTGGTAGACATCATGGCCCAGCCGGAACTGCTCAACCAAGTCTGTCTGCTTGGCAACGTAGGCTAGGATGCGGGCTTCGATCTGGCTGGAGTCACAAGCCACAACCTTATGTTCTTCGGGCGCGACGATAGCAGAGCGTATGGCGTTGCCTTGCCTAGCGGGTAGGTTCTGGAGGTTTAGCTTGTCGCCACCACTGAACCGTCCAGTGTGTGCGCCGTAGTAGTTAAGCATGATAGGCAATGGCCCGCGCTTGGAAACATCTATCAGACGTTGGGTTCGTGTCTCTTCAATAGTAGATTTCACACCCATCCTCGCCTCAACCACCGCTATTACCCTGTCATCCTCGCTACCTAATAGGTCGAGTAGCCCTTGGTCTGTCTTGGCGAAGGCGTAAGTCTCCTTATCTGGGTTGGATGGGCTGACCTTCATTGGTACTTTTGCGCCTAATTTTTCCAATAATTTAGCAAACTTGGGGTTGGACATAAGCACCTTCTTTGCCGCCTCCTCCCCTCCTAGCCCCGCTAGGAGGTCACGTTTTTTTGCTTGAACCTCAGCAAGATGTTTCTCTAACGCGAACCTGTCGAGCTCGAGGACTGGTTCTGTATACATCCTGATGGTCTGATCAATCACCATGAGTTCGCTGACGGGGAACCCCGGCTTAAGTTTCTTGAACAACTTCCACGTTATCTCGCCATCATTGATACAGTAGTCACCGTAGGCTTTAAGCTGTGCGGGGGTGAAGTCCTTGCGCCTCTTACCTTTGGCATCTATGACCTCCGTACCCTTTTTGCCTAGTTTATAATACAGAGCTAACATCTTAAGCGAACCCCCAACTGTGGCGTTGTGCTTGGGTCTAGCCATTGAGAGGGTATCCAACCAGAACTTAGGTTTGATATTGTAGCGCCACGACAGGATCGCCCCGTCGAATGCGGTATGGTGGCAAAGGATGGCCTTGTCGCTGTAGTCCAACGAGTTGAGGAACGTGTGTACATCGTTACCGCTGTACCAACAGCCGGGGTCATCGTTGACCTTGACGCTAACACCTATCGTCTCAAATAGGTCGGACCGGACGTACTCCTCTGTCGTTATTTTGGAGAGGCTGTACTCTTGGTTGTAGTAAGTTTCAAAGTCGATGGTTACGATATCCATTATTTATTGCTGGTCGTAGCCGCAAGAAGTTCTTGAGGCTTTACTACACCAATGGCTATACGTCTGCCTTGTACGGCCTCGGCGTAGTTACGGAACGCCTCGCCTACACCGGTGGCTAAGGCTTGGCGTTGTTGCAACCGCCGCACAGTAAGGTGGTCGTTCTCCGCTATAACAGACACAAAGCCAGCGGTCTTCTTACCGTAACCTGTTGCTATGAACTTCTCTGGGTTGGCTAGTTCCTCGTTCTTTGTGTGTTGCTTGAAGTATTTCTCCGCAACGGGTACTAACTCGCAACCCTGATCTTCCTGTATGAAGTCACGGACATAGTCCCAGCGAATGCTGTCCTCCATAACCCGCAATCCAAGTTCGTCAATAACCTCGGCTTTATGGAAAGCACCGTCTCTTTCTAGGCGTTGGGCGGCGAGTTCCATAATACTTTGGTGGATAGCGCACTCCCTTACGGCATGGCGGCGTACATATTTACTCATTGGAAAGTTCCTTTAGGCTAATTGGGGTGGTTGTAGTGGGTATCACCATAGCCGCAGCTAGTTTAGTGGCGCGAGAGGCGAGTAATGCTAATGCCCCCTGTAGTTGGGAAATGGCAAGTATATCAGCAGCTAATGTAATAGAGCCAAGAGCTTCCGTAATATGCCCAAGTTTAGTTTCGGTGGCGTCACCATCCAGCATACTATTAATGTTACTCTTTACTTGCTGAGTATACACAGCAAGTATGGGCGTAGGTTTCTTAGCTGCCCTATCGGCACGATAAGCGTTGATACCCACCTCGCTACGCAGGTCTTTCTGCGCTATCGTACCATCGGCGGCTTTCTTCGCGGTCTGGACTACAGCCTTAGCAATCCGCTTCTCCGCAGCCTTGATCTCTGCCACTGGCCTCTTGTTCTTTTTAGCAGTTTTCCTGATGCGGTCTATATCAGCGTTGGCACGAACACATATCTCCCGCACTTGACTAACAGTATTATTAGCAAGGTCTGAGCGTTTAAGGTTGCCACTCTCCAACAACTTGTGGGTAGAGTTGCAAGCCTCGGCAGTACGGTTCATCTGGACACTGGCGGGCTTACGGAGTTGGGTCCACCCAAGAAGTGTTGCAATCTCAATAGGTTGATCCCGTTTTCCGTCCTTAGACGGAAAATAACTAACGGCTGCATCCCATGTCTGGAGCATGGTCAGGAAGTC